AAAAGACTATAGCGGAGGTTTCGCTGAAAGATTCTCTAAGTGATTGGCAAGGAATCGTGTATCAAATGAATAAACAAGATTTTAGGTTCTGGGAGGAGTCCTGGAATGACGAGTTCGAGGACTGATGCCTATTAAAGATCCAGAGGCCCGCCGACGCTACAACATGGAATATCATAAAAAGCACTATGAAAAACATAAAGGTGCTTACAAGGAGAAAGCCAAAGCGTTTAACAAAAGTCAGCGAAAATGGAACAGGGAGTTTATCTCTAGAGTAAAGTCTATGCGTGGGTGCATTGATTGCGGAATAGACAATCCAATCGTTCTTGACTTCGATCATGTGACTGGTCAGAAGCTCGGAAATATATCTGATATGGTTAATAATGCTTGTGGGCTAGCAAAAATTAAAAAAGAGATTCGAAAGTGCGAAGTAAGATGCGCTAACTGCCATAGGCTAAGAACACACAAAAGAAGAAAGTCGTAACCGCGAGTATCCCCTCAAGCTTATACCTTGTAGAAAGGGTAACTGGTCACATGTGGGTTCAAGTCCCACCTCGCGGACATTCATTATATTTGTACCATGAAGCTCAACAAGAGAGACTACAAGAAAGAGTACGCTAAGTACGGGAAGGGCGAAAAGGCCAAGAAGTACAGAGCAAAACTCAATAAGATCAACCGCCGTAAGGGTAACTACGGGAACGGAGACGGTCTCGACGAAGCGCATGTAGGGTCGTCTGACAAAACAAGAAAGCAGTCTGAATCTAAGAATAGAGCTAACAATAGACCTAGGGTTAGGAGAAGCAGGTAAGCGTATGCACCTGTAGCTCAACTGGATAGAGCAGCGCACTTCTAATGCGCAGGTTCGGGGTTCGAGTCCCTGCAGGTGTACTAAATTAAATTAATATGGCTAAAACACAACAAACTTCCTCTTACCAGCCTAAGAGAGTGCGTCGCAAGGGCGTTCACGCAAAGACTCAGCAGTCTAAGAATAAGAATTCTAAGAACTACAAGAAGCCTTACGCTTCACAAGGACGATAACTATGGCTGATTACATCTGTGGGTGCGGTGAGCACGAAGAATCAAAGTCTGGCGTATCTATCAAGTTCGTCAACGACAGGGCGATACACGACATTAAGTGCCCCTGCAAACAATATATGGAGCTGAAGAACCCAAAAGCTGGCGTCCCTAGCTTTAAACGAGACAGTCACGGTCGTGTATACTGATGAACCCCCTTGTAGAAATAGAGGATTATGACACGCCTGCTATCGCAATTTGTCCCAAGGGTACGCAAGGTGAGGTTATTCAACATGGTTCACTACTCATTATGCTTCCCGCTCAGCCTCCCAAAAAGGAAATTGCGGGATATGGAAAGCCAGACCACATGCAGGTGTGGGAGAGGATTCCTATGCCTCAGGAACTGTCGCGTATTAAATCTATGGATGAGTGGGGGGAGATGCCGAGAGAGTTTCGACAGAAGTTTTCTCCGTATATCGAGGAGGAATTTCGCCGTAGGCGTGAGGGCTTTTGGTTTTATAATGCGGGTCGGCCTACATACATAACAGGAAGACACTATATGATGCTCCAGTGGACCAGGATGGACGTGGGCTATCCTGACTTCTTGGAGTTCCAAAGAAATATTTTCTTACATTTGGCTGCGTGTGAGGCGGATCCGCGATGTGTTGGCCAGCTATATACGAAGTGCAGGCGTAGCGGATATACTAATATCTGCTCCGCTGTGCTTCTAGATGAAGCTACGCAGGTCAAAGACAAACTCCTAGGTATCCAGTCCAAGACTGGTAAGGACGCACAAGAAAATATATTCATGAAGAAGGTGGTATACATGTTCCGCCACTACCCCTTCTTCTTCAAACCAATACAAGATGGTACCACCAACCCACGCATGGAGCTGGCTTTTCGCGAGCCGAGTAAGAGAATCACGAAGAAGAATAAGACTTCGCAGACGGGCGAAGCTCTTAATACGGTCATAAACTGGAAGAACACAACTAACAACGCATATGATGGCGAGAAGCTACATTTGCTGTATCTAGATGAGGCTGGAAAATGGGAAAAACCTACAGACATAAGGGACGCTTGGAGGATTCAGCGGACCTGTTTGATCGTCGGTCGAAAAATAATCGGAAAGGCGATGGTCGGAAGCACCGTAAACCCCATGGACAAAGGGGGAAAGGAATACAAGGATCTCTGGTTGGATTCGGATCCGATGGATCGGAACGCGAATGGGAGGACCAAGAGTGGCCTGTATAGGCTGTTCATTCCTGCCGACGAATCCCTAGAGGGTTTTTTCGATAAACACGGGAGACCCATCGTTGCAGACCCAGAGTCACCGATAGATGGATTGGATGGTGCAGAGATAACTCAGGGGGCACGCACCTATCTCAAGAACGAGAGAGATGCAATGAAGCACAACCCCTCAGAGCTTAACGAGATAACCAGACAGTTCCCGTTTACTGAAGACGAAGCGTTCAGGGACAGCATCGATGGGAGCTTGTTTAACATCGGTAAGATCTATCAGCAGATAGAGCACAACGAAGAGCTTTTCCCCAATCCAGTCGTCAAGGGGAACTTTATCTGGAAGGAGAAAGACAAAGAAGTTGCATTCTCCCCAGACGTAAACGGTAGGTTTAGGGTCTCTTGGATGCCTCCGCAGGAGCAGCGAAACGTCAGGAAGCTCGATAGAGGTAAGCTCGTAGCCCCGTTTGCAGACAGAGGATGCGGTGGTGTTGACTCGTACGACCTCGATGCCACAGTCGATGGGAGGGGCTCTAAGGGGGCTCTGCACCTATACAACAAGTTCCACATCGAAAACCCGTCGAATATGTTTGTCGTGGAGTATGCTTCACGACCAGATCTAGCCAAGATATTCTACGAAGACGTGCTTATGGCTGCGTTCTTCTACGGGTACCCGCTCCTCGTGGAAAACAATAAGTACGGGATTGTAAGATACTTTGAATCAAGAGGTTACGACGGTTACTTAATGGATCGCCCAAGCCACCTGTCGTCTACCAGCGCCAAGGTTAATGTCAAGACTAAAGGCATCCCGTCAAACTCGCAAGACGTAATACAGTCTCATGCCCAAGCTATCGAAGCTTATATCCACGACCATGTCGGGGTCAACTACGATACTGGAGAGGTCGGAAATATGTATTTTAATAGAACTTTAGAGGACTGGATAGGATTTCAAATCCATAATCGTACCAAATTTGACTTGACAATCAGTTCTGGATTGGCTCTTTTGGCTGCACAAAAATCAAAACCAGTGGAGCGTACGGATTTCACTGAGCGTAAGTTTTTTAGGCGCTATAAGGTAATCGGCTGATTCCTTATATTTGTGCCAATGTATAATGACAACAACAAGAAGAAGGGGTTCCCAGATCCGCTAGCAGATTCTTCTGAGAAAAAACAAAAATCTTATGGTCTTCAGTATGCGAAGGCTATATATTCTCAGTGGGGGCAGTCTAGCGATACGCATTCTCTGTACGGGAGAAGGAACAAGATCTTTAGCAGAAACAGAGATTATGCTAACGGAACCCAGGACACTACGATATACAAGAAGCTGCTTAGCTCTCTCAATCCTATGGACGGAGATGGTAGTTTGCTTAATCTGGATTACACTCCAGTGCCGCTTCTTCCGAAGTTCGTTAAGATTGTAACCAACAAGATTCTTTCACGGGACCCGTACCCCAATCTTGAATCTATCGACCCCATCTCTTCCTCTGAGAAGAACAAGATGAAGGATCGCATGAAGATGCAGGTTGAGGCAAGAAAAGAGCTTCTTGCGCTCAAGGAGCAGGCTGGGGTTGTTCTTGACATGGATCCAGAAGAGATTCCAGAGACGCTGGAGGAGGCTGAGATGTTCATGGACACGAACATCAAGACCGATGCTGAGGTAGCTGCACAGCTTGCTACGGCATTGACTCTTTCCTGGGCCGAATTTAACGACACGACATACAGAAGGGCCGTGCAGGATGTCGTGACTCTCGGCATGGCTGCAGTGAAGAGAAACAACGACCCATCAAAGGGGATTGACATTGAGTACATCGACCCATCAAACTTTGTCCACAGCTACACCGAAGACCCAAACTTCGGAGATATGGTGTACGCTGGGCATATAAAAAGAATACCGATTCAGGAACTCAAGAGAATCGCAGGGGATCAGCTTTCAGAGGAGGAGTACAAGAAGATTGCAGACAAGGTAAAGGATAAGTATTCTAACGACGCATCTAGATTTAACTCGTCTCACTACGACGACAGGTACATGCGCACCATCTACGGATACGACGAGTACATGGTTGAGATCTTGGACTTCGAGTTCATCAGCGTGGACACGATGTACTTCGAGGAGAAAGAGAGTCGTCACGGGAATGTAGGGTTCTACTACAAGGGTGATAACTACAAGGAGAAGACTGGAGGCGTCTTCGATCGCAAGCCACACAAGATGGAGATGGCCTGCGTATACGGAGGTTCGTTTATCGTAGGAACCGATTATATTTTTAACTACGGGAAGGTCCATAACGTTCCAAGGAACATGCACGACCTTACTCGCGCTAAGCTCTCTTACTCTGCTGTAGCAACGAACATGCGACGCATGATCCCTAAGTCTATGGTGGATAGCTGCACTGGGTTTGCAGACATGCTTCAGCTCACTCACCTCAAGATCCAACAGGCAGTCGCAAAGGCTAAGCCAGACGGATTGATTATCGATATTGAGGGGTTGGAGAACGTACAGCTAGGAAAGGGAGGGGAGCTCGAACCACTTGAGATCCATGATATCTACGAGCAGACGGGTGTGTTTTACTACAGAAGCAAGAACCCAGAAGGGGGCATGCAGGCACCACCGATTCGTGAGATCGGAAATGCTATAAGAAACATCCAAGAGCTTGTCGCGCTGTACAACCACTACCTGCAGCTTATCAGAGACACGTCTGGAATCAATGAATCCATGGACGGGACGACACCTAAGGGCGACATGCTCGTCGGGGTTCAGCAGAACGCTATACTTCAAGGAAACAATGCCATCCACGACATCACCAACGCATCTATGATGATGTACAAGAAGGTGTGTCAGGATGTTGTTAAGTGCCTCCAGATTATTCCTGAGGATTCGGTTCTCTACCGCATGTACGAGAATGCTATCGGGGAGACGAATATGTCTGTGCTGAACTCGTTCAAGAACCTCTCTATGTACAACTTCGGGGTTAGCGTAGTGAAGGAGATGGAGGACAAAGACAAAGAGTACCTTGAGCAGAACATTCAGATGTCTATTCAGCAGGGTCAGATAGACCTAGAGGACGCCATAGCTGTAAGGTCATTGAAGGACGTAAATCAAGCCGAGCGGTTGCTTGTGTTGCGTAGAAAGAAGAGAATGAAGGAGCAGCAGGAGATGGCTATGCAGAATTCACAGCAGCAAGCGCAGGCGGCTCAACAAGCCGCACAAGCTGCGTCTCAAGCAAAGCAACAAGAGCTTCAGATGGAGGCACAGCTCAAGCAACAAGAGATTCAACTCAAGGGTCAGATGGATATGCAGATCCTTCAGATGGAATATCAGTTCAAGAAGGAGCTCGAAACTATCCGAACTCAGGCCACGCTTGGATTCAGGGAGGACGATCAGAATTTCAAGGAGAAGCTTGAGGTCATGAAGGAGCAGGGGAAGGATCAAAGGTTTATGGTTCAACAACAGAATGAAGAACAACAAATTGAGGAATAATGGCCAATAGAGTAAATCTCGATATAACAGAAAAGCTTAACATCACCTGCAGAAGAGGCGATACATTCAGCCTTGGGCTAGTCTTAAAAGATTCGTCAGGCACAGCAATAACCCTTGCTACTAGCGGCTATGAGTTTTTCATGCAGGTTAGATCTTTGACTCCAAATCGCGAAGGAACTAGAGATCTGATTATGGGCACGGACACAAGAGGGGAGAAGGCGGACAGAGACGGGGTTAGCACTAACTTCTCGTTCACCGTTGATGATAGTGGAAACCTGACTATTAGCGCATCCAGCAGCATTATGAGGCTCATTCCAGCTGGCGAGTATGTCTACGATCTTCAACAGATAGTTAATGATGTTTCTACAACCCTGTTCGAGGGCAGATTCAAGGTTAATGACGAGATCTCAGACATACAGGTATAATGGCTATAGAAATCAATACTTCTGCTGGGAACACCATAGAGGTAACTCAGTCTGACGGTGCGTCCGTTACTTTCAATCAAGAGACTAGCTCTGTATCTGTCTCGTCTCCTGCGTCAACTTCTGTTCAGGTTCTTGAAAAGGGAGTTAAGGGAGATAAAGGTGATACTGGCCCTCAGGGGGAGGTTGGTCCTGGGGTGGCTTCTGGAGGAACAGAGAACCAGTTTATACAGAAGAACAGCGCTACAGACTACGATACGAAGTGGAGCGCGTATACGCTTCCTGCTGCTGACGGGGATGACGGTCAGGTTCTTACTACTAACGGTGCGGCAACCGTTACGTTTGCCTATCCGAAGACGATTGCAGAGGATGTAAAGAACGTCAGTGGTGGGCCTCTCACTAAGGGCACTCCTGTACACGTTACTGGATCTGTCGGGAACCTTGCAGAGGTTGTTGCTGCTGATGCAGCTACGAACTACCCAGCACACTTCGTGCTTAATGAAGACCTTGCTGACGATGCGGAGGGGTTGGGTATTGCGCTTGGATTCATCAACAATGTAGACGTACCTGACGCTTCTATCTACAACGAAGGCGACACGGTATATCTTGGTGCTTCTGGAGGGTTTGCTACGACTAAACCTACGGGGGCTAGTAATGCTATCCAGAACCTCGGTATTATCATCAAGGTAAACACGTCTGGCAACAAGATCTCTGGGATTATTATGGGTGCTGGGAGGGCTAACGACGTCCCAAACATCGCTACTGGTAATATCTGGGCTGGTAATGCGAGCGGTGTGGCTACGGCTACAGACACAGCTTATATCGACATCGCTAACAGCAGAGTCGGTATCGGGACTGCTTCACCGAGCAAGAAACTTCATGTAGTAGGTGATACTACAATAGAAGGTACTCTTTTTGTTGAAGCTGCTAATAATCAAGTTAGATTAGTTGATTCAGATAGTTCAGGTAACTTCTCAGTAGGGGTAAACACGCATTTTCAAATTAGAGACGTAGCAGGCAATACTACACCTGTAACTATCCAATCGGGCACACCAGATGGTACATTATTTATCAAATCTGACGGTAACGTCGGTATCGGGACTACTTCACCGACATCTAAGCTTGACGTAAACGGTGGTGTCACCGCGAGCGGGCCTATAGATTCATCTGACGCTACCAACACAGCTATCACCTCCGAAACTGCGAGGTTTAACAAGTATGGGTTGATGGCGAACAGGGGTTCGATGTACATTACCAATTATGCCGCAGGCGGTAGCATTCTGTTTGGCATTGGTGGCGTTCACAGCGCTTACAATAAAATGGCGCTGGCTAATACGGGTCACCTTGGCGTCGGAACTACTTCACCGAGCGCTAGGTTGGACTCTAGAGTCCCAGACGGAAGTACTGGCTCTTTGCGTCTTGGTAGAACAGACACAGCGAGCTATTGGGATTTCTATCATGCTGGCAATGATTTGAGAATCTACAATCAGGGGGGGACAGGTAATGACATCTTGCTGGGAATGAACTCAAGCGGTATTGACCAAGGCAACAAAGTAGGTATCGGAACAGCCACCCCATCAGCAAAGCTCGATGTAGTCGGGTTGGCAAACATCAATGACGGTAGTGACAACGTCATGATCAGCTCTGGCAATACTGCTCTGACTACTGCGGCAGAAAACACCGCTGTTGGGGACAGAGCTCTTCAAAGCGCTACTTCAGCTAGCTACAATAGTGCATTTGGTACTGCTGCTCTTCTATTAAACTCAACAGGTTCAAGTAACTCTGCTTTTGGTCACGGAGCCCTTAGAGGTAACACTGGAGCAAACAACACTGCTTTTGGCACGGCGGCACTTTATAACAAGACCAGCGGAGATAGTAACTCTGCATTTGGAGTAAAAGCTCTTTACACAAACGCTACAGGTAGCAACAACATTGCAGTAGGTAGAAACGCTGGGTATTATACTACTGGAAATAGTAACGTTTTGCTTGGCCGAGATGCTGGGTATGGTAGCGCCACTTCAACCTTCTCTAACACAGCTGCAGTCGGCTACGGAGCTCTTTATTCTCTGACTACTGGGACCAACAACACTGCTGTCGGTTATCAGGCAGGATACTATAACACGAACGGTTCCTACAACGCTTTTTTTGGGCTAAACGCAGGACTCAATAACACGAGCGGTGCCAGCAACTCTTTTGTTGGTTATCAGGCAGGATACAGCAACACGAACGGCGGCGGCAATTCTTTCTTTGGGTTAAGCGCTGGGTATAGCAATACGAGCGGTACCTACAACTCTTTCTTCGGTAGAAACGCTGGGTACTACTCTACTGGCGGCAATAACGTCCTGATTGGATATGAGGCTGGGTATGGTAGCGCCACTTCAACCTTCTCTAATACAGTCGCAGTCGGTTACTCGGCATTGACTGCTCTGACTACTGGGGCGTCAAATACTGGGGTGGGCTATCGTGCTTTGGCTAGCAACCTTACTGGAAGCAACAACACCGCTGTTGGTAACGCCGCTGGTGTTAATATTACAACAGCTAACAACACCGTTGTGGGATTTTTGGCTGGTTCAGACATCACTGGCAACAGCAACACGGCAATAGGATGGAGGGCTGGTGAGGACAATGACGGTGCTAACACTGCGCTTGGCCGAGAGGCTGCTAGGTTTAGTACTGGAGACAACAACGTGGCTATTGGGTATGCTGCGGCTAAAGGCGTAGAGGGAGTTTCAGATTTTAGCAGCATCATTGGAATCGGTTATGAAGCTTTGACAGCTTTAACTACTGGCCTAGGCAATGTTGCTGTTGGCTATCAATCTGGATATAGCCTTACTACGGGTCAACAGAACGTCATGCTTGGCTATAAAGCTGGGTACAACGAAACAGGAAGCAACAAGCTGTACATCGCAAATAGCGATACAACTACCCCGCTTATCTACGGTGAGTTCGACAACGAGATTGTAAACGTTAACGGTAAGCTCAAGCCTAACAGCATCACAGTAGATGACGAAGGATTGTCGGCTGCTGGTGACTACGGACCAGGTGCTGAAATCTGGTATCAGGGTACGTCTACTCCGTCAGCTGGGTTCTGCTACTATCTCGATAGCACTGGTGGGTGGACATCAGCTCAAGCTAACGCAGTTGGGACGGCTACTGGCATGCTCGCGGTCTCTGCAGGCACCGACTCTGATGTTGACGGTATGGTGCTGAGAGGGTTTGTTCAAATCAGCAACACTCTCACTGGTAGCGTCGGGGATGCTGTATATCTCGAAACGTCAGCCGCTGGTAGGTTTACAACAACCAAGCCTACGGGTGCTGGGAACTTTGTTCGTCGCGTGGGATACCTCGCAAAGGGTACTAACGTGATCTACTTTAACCCATCGCCTGAGTGGGAGGCCTTGTAATTCTTTTATATATTTGCATCACTAATCATTCAATACTTTAAAAATGGCTTACGCTTTTACTTCTAAGCAGTGGACTATCTCTGGAGAGCACAACTTCGGTGACTTCACGTTGCTCAACCCTGTCTTCACTGCAAAGAACTTGCAGATCGTGGAGGGTAACGTGTACTTGACTCTCGAAGTCGTGGAGAACGGCGGTGTGTTTAAGCACCACGCTCACGTCAACTTCCCTGGGGCA